CCAATCCGGTTCAACAGGTTGGGTAATAAACAACTTAGTTGCTGGAGTCCATCCGGCTGCTTCTTCAATATCAACTTGAGTTCTGCTCGCCAATAGTAAGCCATACCAGTCATCATTATCTTCATATACTTGATTAAGTGCTTCGGTGATATCAGTTGCTGTTCCTTCTAAATCATCAACATAAACACCTTGCATGTTAATTACACCAGCTGTTGGTGATTGGCTAAGATAAGCGTTCGCCATATCAGCTGCTAATTCACCTGCTGCTTCTGGAATATCATCAACACTTCTCACTTCTGTATATTGATATTCATCACCAGAAGCAGAGACTGGCTCTAAAAGAAAAGCTGTACCAAAACCAGCTTGACTAACAGGTTTTGTCTGATCAGTAATATTTACTTCAATAAATCTGCTCATTTATAAATCCTCCTCATAAGGTATTCCGTTAAATGTTCCCTTTACTTTTTCAATTGTATCTAGTCTATCCTCAACCAAATCTTTAAAATTGAGAATTACATCAAATCCGTATCTTTTCTCAAAGTCTGTTTCTAAAAAAGCTGTTCTGTTTTGTATTTCAGTAATATTTCTAATCGAGCAATTCCAATTATCATGGAGCCATAAATCTCCACGATTAGGAATGTTAAACCACTCTCTAATCTGCTGCAGGTTATTTATTGCATCCGGTCCAAATCCATTAAAAGAAATTGTTCCATCTGGATATAAAACAGAAGTTCTCATAATATCATGTTCAAAGTTTTCATCTGTACTTGCTACCACTTCATCAGACTGTTCAATTGACTGTCTGGAATAGTTCCCTGGCATTGAAATCATTTTATAAATAACTCTATTATTATCCAGTTTACCCGGCGGAACTTCCTGATCAGCTAATAAAATTTGCAAATTGCCACTAAAAATAGTATTTAACGGACCCCACAAATCGCTCATAAACTGTTTAGTATCTATCATTGATTCTCAACTCGCTTTGCAAACCACTTAATGAAATCAGAATGAGTGGTCCTATCATCTGGCCTGTCCAACTCATAAGTTTCACCCTTGTAGACTAAATTATCCTCTTTCTTAAAACCGATGTCTTCTGATTCCGGAAGGAATATTTTAATATCTTTAGTTGTATATCCTAAACCATCATATCCGGCAACATCTTTGGTGCTAAAAGGAAATATAGCGCATTCAACATCAACTTGAATAGTATTACCCTCTACCCAGTTAGGGCCTTCAAAATAACCTTCACCAATTGTGGTAAAAGTATATGTGTTGCTATGCTTTTTTATTAATCTTTCAAATTTAGCTTTCATGTTAATTGCTCCTTATTTTGTAAGTAATTCCTTCATCTCTTAATTTACCGCTGTTAATAAGAGGATTGCTGCTCTTTTTGTTCCTAACTGTAGCTGGATGATTGGCTGGCTCTCTTAATTTAGTCATATAAGACTGTATTTGAGTAACCATAATTTGGCCCAGAGATTCCATTGCAGGTTTTGCTTTAGTTTTCATCATCAATACATCAGTTATTAGCTTTTCGGCTTGCTTTTGTATCTTCTTTTGCCTGCTATCAAACCCTGACCTCATAAAAGACCTCTCTGGTATCTTAACCTGTTGAGTGCTTGGACTTAGATGAATACCTATATAATGCAGATAAGCCCTCATTTTAGGCGTTACATCAATATCAACGCCAAACTCATGAACTCTTGCTATCATTAATAAGTCACTATCATCTTCTCCAAATACACCGATCTCAATATGGTGGTTCATAATATATCTTAATTCTTTCTGAATATCTGGTATATGATTGAATTCTTCATTAACTGTTACCATTTGAATTGCCTTATGTTATGAAGTGGTTTCATTACACTTTCATAAAATTCTTTTTTGCTTCCAAAAGACTGGCTTAAATCATCAATGCTTTCTGAAAGCACGTTATCTTCTCCTGGATCATGGTTTTCTATTAAACTTTCTAAAGCAATAGCAGCTTCTGCTGGAGGGTTGGCCCAGTCAATTTCATAACCAACATAACCATCAATAATATCTTGATAAGCAACTTCTACTTCTTCGTCTGTCATAGTCATTATTGATCACTTTCTTTCAGTGCGGCAATAGCTTCATCTTTTCTCATGTTTTTCTCAACATCAGGCAGTTCATACCAACCACCGCCGGTGTGATATTGCTTTACCTTTTCTTCATAATCTATTTCTTTTTCAGCCTTTTCTCGTTTTTCTTTTTCAAGGAGAAAAAATGTTGTAGCTCCCATAATAACCTCCTTCACTAAAAAGCCAGGGCATAAAGCCCCGGCAGTAATTTATTATCCGTTAGTTACCATCTTTACCACTCTTACTTTCTTTGGATCATAGACTCTGTCCCAGTTAAGAGCATCTGCAAGTTCGCCATAAGTAGGCATTTCTCCAACTACAGCGCCTTCGGTCCACTTAAAACCTCTAGGATGCAAGATAAACTTCCTACGATGAATGAGAATATCCTGACCTTTAAGAGAATTTCTGTCATCCTCTACAGGTGTCTTTGGTCTACCTTCAGCCCAGCCTACAGCTCCCTGTCCGAACAGGTAAGAAGTGTACCTCTTACCGCTTGTTGCAGCATCCTCTACTGGCATTCTGTCATCAACAATTACAGTATGACCTAAATAAGTTCCCCATCCAATATCCGCTTTTGAATCTGGGATATAATCAATTAAGTCTTTTTTCTGTAGGTTGCTGTGAACAGTAGAATGCATTGCAATAGCTGTCAGCATACCTTTTGCGTCGCCGAGCAATGACTTAGAGTCAATAATAATGTCGCCACTTAAATCTACAGCTCCATTAGTGTTAACATCAGCTTCAGCAACATCATTGACAAGATCAGAGCTGTCATTTGCTACATTATCAGCAAATACTCCATTAAGAGCTTTAACAAGCATGTTCTGATACTCTCTGTCCCAATAAGCAATAACTCTGTCTGCAATAGCATCCATTGGATCATCGCCTGCAAGTTCTGCAGCTAAATCTTCTGCAGACCAAGCGTTTCCGAACATCAGAACTCTTGCAACGTCTTTTCCAGAGTCGATTTTGTTGATATTAAGAGCGCTATCAGACTGAATAGGCTGAGCGTCTCCGTCTAAATCGTTCCAGAATGGCATATTAACAGTATCTCCACCATCAGGTACTACAATTCTATCATCAGTCGAAATGATTCCGGACTGAAACAGTTGTGACCTTTCTGGTGTTTGATTAATTACATACGGTACCCAAACTTCTGGTTTAATAATATCTCCAACTAGTGTTGGCATTTAAATCATCCTTTCAAATTTTTAGTTTAATGAATCATAATCGCTTAATTTTAACCCCGCCGCTTTGATTAATTTGCGAGCGGTATCTGGCTTTTCGCCAATCAACTCAGCCTGTTTTGATAAATTTACACTACCTTTTTTAAATGGATTATCAGTAATGCTAGGTTCATCACCATCTTGAGGCTCAGTTCCTGCAAATTTTTCTTCAGCAAAAGCAGATGGTCTTTTTTGTTTAGCTTTTTTTCTTTGATCATCATAATTAAGCAGCTTGCCTTCATCTGTTAGTTCTAATTCTTCAACATTAAAATCATTAACTACAAGATCAACTAAATCTTCTGGCACGTTGTCAGCCAGCAGTTTCTTTTCAAGGGCGCTTTTAGTCTTAATGTTTTTGATTCTATCTGACTCTTGCTCTTTATAATTTTCATATTCAGTTGTTATATTGTTTAATTCGGTTTCTAGATCTTCTGCATTTTCAGCTTTAGGCTTTAACTCTTTTATTTTATTGTCAAAGTCTTCAAGCTGCTTTTGGGCAGTATTTAATTCTGAATCTAACTCTGCAATCTTATCTGTTTTCTTTTTATACTGCTTATTTGCAACAAAGTTTTCTCCAATTTTGCCCTGTATTTTTTCTATAAGCTCTGATTTATTTTCAATTTCAACATCTTCTAATAAGTTTTCTAACCATTCCATAATATTTAACATCTCCTTTTAGTTTTTATAGTGTACTGCACTTTAGGATTGATTTTATAGCCTTTACTGGCTACGATTGAGTTTATAGACTTCTCAGGTCGGTTTTATTATTCTTCAGTATTAACAACATAACCAGCAATACATCTGCAGTTGATATCATCTGCAGCTACTCCCAATTGTCCAGGAGTCGGCCCTTTACCTCCAGTATTACCATTAACAAAGTCTTGATTAACTAAAATAGCATTTTCCTCGCTATATTTACTGTCCATGTGATTGTGAGATGTTCTAACTCTTTCATCTTCTGAGGACATCCAATATTTGAGCATATCAACACCCTGATTAACCGCGTGTTCAACACTGTCATGCTTTGATTTTTCCATAACTCTATGTGATTCAGTCCTAACAATTCTTTCTGCTTTTTCTACATTACCTTCGAGTGTTTCCTTAAGTCTTTTTGACATACTGGAATAAGTTTCGCCTTTATATAAGCCTTGGCCGACAGTTTCCCTTATTCTGCCGATAATATATCTTCTTCTGCGCTCTAACCTGTCATTAAGTGTTAACCCGCTGACAGGCATCTGCAGAGCTTCCTGAATAACTTCGTTTTTAACCTGACCTCTTATCACTCTTTCGGCAGCTTCTTCAATAAATTTTTGGGTAGATGTAAAGCTGTTTTTATAAGTTTGCTTCAGCACTTCTCTAGTCAGTTTTGATGCTTGAACATGAGTTGACTGAACAACTGCAGCTAATTCTGCATCGAGATTTTTCTTTCTGGTGTATTTGCTCATCTCAGAATAAGTAAGTTCGCCATCAGAATTTGCATATTTATCATATCTTTTACGAATAATATTTCTGGTTTCTTCAAGTGCATTTGCATACTCTCTAGCAATTTTCTGCATTGTTTTATCGGCTATTTTATCTATCTCTCTTTGAAGCTTATTGAATTCATCAAATAAATTATTCTGTTTGGCCATCGTCACCGCCGCCTACATCATCTAAATTATAGCCAGAACCTTCGCTGTCCATTTTAGCCTTTTCTTCTGCCGCATCATTAACCCATGGATGATTTCTTAACCTTGTATCTTCTGAAACATTACCTCTCTGAGTATTATTAGCATTAAGTAGCTCTACTTCATTCATAATCATTGATCTATCAAAAGTAATTTCTTCTATTTCAATTTCATTTTCTTTTTTTAATCTACGATAAACATTAATAAAATAAAGCATTCTATAAATAAAAGCAATTATTTCATCTTCAAATTGGTCTGCTTTCAAATCTAAATTAGCAAATCTTGCTTTTATAACAACGTTTGTTATGTTTCCGCCTTCAAGATTATTAGGATTAACCCCCTGGCCAAAAGTGAATATATCTTTTTCTAGTCCTTCTTTAGCTTCTTTGCGAGCTTCTGTTGGCACGTCGATAGTTTCGGGTTTAGCATCTCCGCCTTCACCGACTTTAAGAGCTCTAAACTTTTTAACCTGATCAAGAAATTTATTTAGATTTTCACCATCATATCCTTTAAGAATCCAGTAAATGTCTTGGAAATCAACAAGGTTGTTTACAAAATCAGAATTAACTATATCGTACGCATCTATGAAGCACTTAACTGGCTGTAAATCATAATCTCCTTCATCATTGTTGTATAAAGGCACAAATGGCACTTCGCCCCAGCTCAAACCTTTAGAATCTACTGTTCTTTCTCCAATTTTTAAATCTTTATTAAAGTGGTATTTTGGATTTTCATAAACTCTACCAAATATTCGGGCCATTTCATCAGAAGTAAGTAGATAATAATTACCATCAACAGTTGACTCCTGATAAAAAGTAACTTGTTCATCATCCCAGACTTCTACTCTATTAACTTTAGTCGCTTTTCCTTCATCATTTAATGCGGTAACTGAATAATACCTAATGATTATCTCTAACTTTTCACTGTTTTGGCTGGAATAAATCGGAACTATTTGCTCAGCAGGAATTCTTTTATAGCTAAACTCACCTTCTTCATTTATATAAACTTGAGCCCAAGATTTAGCTTTTTTGCTGGCTTCTTTACCCAAGCGTTTAACATCTTTTTGAAAGCTATCACCGACAATTTCCTGAAAGCTATCATCATCATTTGTTTTTATTGACATATTATTACCTAAAAGGTAATTAACTTTCTGATCAATAAGTATTTTTAAATAACCAGATGCGAGCTTATTATTAGCTTTATAAGGGTTTTCTATTTTAATATCATCACCATTTTGATCTTCAGCATAAATATAAAATTTTCTATTCATTATCTCAGTGTTTTCAGAGCGATAATATTCAACACCCTGGACCATCTTTTCTTTTTGTTCACTCTGTTCAAAGTCAGCTATATAAGTATTAATCATTTCTGTTACTTCATCTGGTGTGTCCAATTTATTAATTCTATTCAAATCCTCACCTCCTTGTAATAATTAAAATCCCCAGTCATCTTTAACGATCATGTCTTTTTCATGAGCATATCTTGTAGGGTCAATTGTATGATTATCTTTATCTATTAATTTATT